CCCGGATAACCGGGTGGACACTCATTCCTTCGTCAACTTTCTAGGAAGTCCATTATGTCTGATTCCTCTTATAAACGCTTTCGTGTCAAAGATAGTCGCGAGCTTCTTAAAGGCGCTGTGGTGGCTGACGTGTTTTCTCGTGCCGACTGTAGTCAACCTACAGTTTGGACGAATTACGCTAACTCACCGCAAAACTTTTATGTTGGCTCGTACACTACTTTTGAAGATACGGTTGTAAGAGGGTTTCACAAACGTAAAGAGGCAGGGGAAGTATTCTATAATCCCATGACTCGGCACATTTGTATACTGGATCGTGGATCCGGCTTCGTTGCCGGCATCCGCCAAAATGCTACTACCTGCTCCGCGCCTTATACTCCTTACAACATGGAGTTTCGGTACGGTTGCGGTGGTGGCAATCCAGGCCTTCAGACTAGTAGTTTCACCATTCCCCTCGATTCTGGCGGGCGGCTTATCTTGCCGTCCTCTGTTATCGGTGGTACCGAGTGGGGAGACTTGATGACTGAAGCTTCTACAAAGGTGCAAGCCAACCGTGGTAAAAGCGATGCAAATCTCTTTGAATCACTTGCCGAGCTTAACAAAGCTGCTGGCATTTTGCCTAGTCTATTAGGTTCTTCGCTTAAGACCCTTACTAAAAAGGGGATTATCGAGAAGGCCCAAAACACTGGCAACGGTTATCTTGTATATAGGTATGGCATCAAGCCTATCCTATCCGATGTAAAAGCTGTACTAGAGGGGCTGAAAAAGGCTACAGGTAAAATTCGTGAGACTACACGCGGTAAGGCTGCAATGGAGAAGATTAACACCTTCGTCAGAGCAGACCAAAACTTCTACGGTGGTATTTTGTACGATAAGAACTATCGCACTCAAGAAACAGTAGTTGTCCGTGCTACATCTCTCGACGAGTATGATGCTACCTTAGGCTTCAATATGGGCTTTTCGCTCAAAGGAGCTTTAGGTGTGCCTTGGGAACTTGTTCCCTACTCGTTTGTGGTGGATTGGTTTGCCACTTTAGGTGACTATCTCAATTCCCACTTACCTGCAATTGGCTTTGATCAGTTGTGTTCTGGATATACCATTGAGCAGTCAATCATTGAGAACTATAGCATAAGTAACGCTAGAGCTATCTCTGGTTATACACTCACTGGACCCCTAACCGGAAATAACACCCGGGTATGGAATATCAAGACACGTATTCCCGGTCTGCCCGCTGCGGGGGTCGTTATTAGGTCGAATTTCAAACTTAGTAACCTAACCCGTTCGGCAGATCTCGTCTCCTTG